ATACCATAACCTTGATGCTGAGGTCGAACTTACCTCGATTCTCTCCGAGCAGATTGCTCTTGAGATCGACCGTGAGATCGTGAATGACCTCATCCAGGGTGCTACCGCTGGTACGTATTACTGGTCCCGTTCTCCGGGACTCTTCGTGAACCGCACCACGGGTGCTGAGCTTGGCGCAACTGCGGCTGCTCCGGACTTCACCGGTACGGTTTCCGAATGGTATGAGACTCTCGTTGAGACTATCAACGATGTGTCGGCCCAGATCCATCGTAAGACGCTTCGGGGTGGCGCTAACTTCCTGGTGACCTCGCCAGAGGTTGCTAACATCCTTGAGTTCACGGCTGGTTTCCGAGCTTCTGTGACTGCTGATACTGATCGTGGTACCGTTGGTGCTGTTAAGACTGGTTCTATGTCCAAGAAGTGGGATGTGTACGTTGATCCTTATTTCCCGCGTAACCTCGTGTTGGTTGGTCGTAAGGGTGGCTCGTTCCTTGAGTCGGGCTATGTGTACGCACCGTATGTGCCGCTCCAGGTGACGCCGACTATCTTCGGTACTGAGGACTTCGTGCCCCGTAAGGGCGTCATGACTCGGTACGCCAAGAAGATGGTGCGCCCTGATATGTACGGCCTTGTGGTTGTCCGTGGTCTGTTAGGTGAGTCTGGCGCAAGCTAGTAACATCTAGAGTCTAAAAAAGGACTTTAAGCCCTACCTTGAAAAAGGTAGGGCTTTTTTTTCTTTTAGATTTATAGCCTACTATTTATAAGAGAAGAGAGAGGGCAGGATGCCCCCGAAGACAAAATTAAGAGGAGATCATTAATATGTCTAAATTAGGAAGGTATTCTGCTGATAGAAAGAAGGTTGAGGCACTGACTGCCAGTAAGTCTGCTACAGTCGCTGAATGCGGAACGGTGTTTACGGCGGTGGGAGATGCAGCCGTAGTTCTGACTCTGCCGACCATCGCCGCAGCCGGAAAAGGCTGGTGGTGTAAACTGGTCAAAACCGGAGCCGCGTCAGGAGGCCAAACCATTACGCTTGCCGCTCACGCCGACGACGGTGGCACTCCCATGAAAGGGGTCGAGTCGTCTCAAACTTGCTTAGCACTCAGTGGCGACGATCTCGTCCTCGCCGACGCCGGGGCAGCAGGTACTCAGGCAGAAGTCATTTGCGATGGCACGATCTGGATTGTACTAGCCTACGGTGTCGCTGCGGGCGACATTACAATCAGTTAACAGAATATTTTAGTCACTCTAAACTTCAAGCCCCCTTCCATCCGGTTGGGGGTTTTGTTTTATATGAGACTATTTATTGTATCCCAAGGAGCTATAATGGGCAAGAAGAAGAGAGCGAAGAGATCACCTCAAAAGTTTGGTAGAAAGTTTGGTAGAAAGTTTGCATCATTTATAAGAGTACAAGCCAATCTTAGAGAATTAAAAGAAGAAGCTGTGGCTGATGGTATCGTCACGCTAGAAGAACAAGCCAAGATCACAGAGGCAGAGGCTGCTGTGGAGTCTCTGACGCCTGTTCTGGACGCTGTAGTCGAGGAGTCGACACCAGAGCCTGTTGTGGAAGAGGTAACCCCTGAGCTTATCGTAGAAGAGCCTGTGGCTGTAGAGACGCCTAAGCGAACTCGTAAGCCAGCAGCCAAAAAGAACACTACTAAAAGAAAATACACCAGACGCAAAAAGACCGAAGACAAAGAATAATATTCTCTTTATAAAGCAAGCCCCCATGTATCGTGGGGGTTTTGTTTTATCTCAACTAATTACTATGTATTGGGAGAATATATGAATGGCGAGTACAATTACGAGCGCAACTATGAAAGTTGTTATATCCGAGCAAATCATCCTAAACGGTAGAGACCAAGGCTCAAAGAATACATTAAGTATTAGTGATATAAAAGATGTATTTAAAAGAATAATCACCATTGCCGCAGGAGATGACGCCACAGTTCTGGTTTTTAAATCTACAACTGCCATTGCTGATGGGGCGCTAGACCTACAAAACGTAAAGTATATTCGGGTAACTAATTTAGATGATACGAATTCTGTCAACCTCTCTTTACAAATAGACTCAGATGAGGATAACGGTGTTGCAGATGCAACATGTACAATTTTGCTGGAGGCGGGAAGAAGCTTCATAATGGGAGCCCCAGACGAAGGAATCCATGTAGATGATGATGGGGCTACAATATTAACGGCCCTAACCGATTTAGAGAGTATTATAGTCGATCCGGGTGAGAATATAGGCACTGTAGAAGTGTTTACAGCAAGTGCATAAGGAGAGATAAATGTCCAAACCAACGCTTACACCAGCCTCAACAACAAGTACTGTGATTCTAACATCCACAGGAAGTATAGGTACAATTGGGAACGGAGCAGGCAGTTCGACGCATTATCCACTTGGTATTTATATAGATTCTGACTCTGCTTTATACGATATAAACTTTATTAACGGTGCATCTGATCAGGTTGCCTTTACTTATAAGAAGTTAGGAGGAGATGTTCTTGATATAGAACTCACAGTTGGCAATGTTTATGCTGCATATGAAGAGGCCGTTCTGGAATATTCCTACCAAATTAACCAACACCAGGCTAAAAACATCCTAGGTAGCGTTCTGGGACAGGCTACAGGGTCATTCAATCACGATGGCCAAATGACAGGAGGAGATGCAGCTGATTCTAATGTAAACTTAAAATATCCTCGCTTCCAGTTTACATATGCTCGCAAAGTGGCTCATGGTGTAGCTGAAGAAGCCGGGTTTGGCGGGGATTTAACAGAATATTCTGCTTCTTTTAACTCGACTAATGGTGTTTCTACCTATGATCTACAGAATATTATTTCTTCGTCGGCTGCTAGTAATTCAGATGCCGGAACTGGTAATGAAGTCCCGTATAATGGACTAGTTGGGAACAACAAAGTAAGAATTACAAGAGTTTACTATAAAACCCCCCAAGCTATGTGGAGATTCTTTGGATATTATGGCGGAATTAACGTTATTGGTAATATGATGACTTATGGGCAGTTTGCTGATGACTCAACGTTTGAAATAATCCCAGCATGGCAAAACAAGATGCAAGCTATGGCGTATGAAGACCATATTTATACTCGCATCTCCCATTTTTCGTATGAATTGAAAAATAATAATTTAACTCTTTTTCCGTCGCCCGATAACAGAATTACAGATCGGTTTTGGGTTAAATTTACTATTGAAAGAGACGCCTGGGAGGATGACCCCGATGGTATCAGGGATACTGGAGTTAGAGGTATTAATAACTTAAATTCTCTTCCATTTGATAATCTTCCATATTCTAGTATTAACGCAATAGGTAAACATTGGATTCGTAGGTATGCTCTTACTATCTGTAAGGGTATGCTTGGACAAATTAGGGGCAAATTCGGGGGTTCTATTCCTATTCCTGGGGATGCCATAACCTTAAACTCTGGCGATTTACTCACACAGGCTAAAGAAGAGCAAACTGCTCTCATCGAGGAACTTAAGAAGATTCTTGAAGAAACTACATATTTGCAGTTAACGAAGAATGATGCTGAACTTCTGGAGGCTACAGGCAAGGTTATGGAGGAGGTTCCATCTCCTATTTACGTGGGGTGATAAATAATGGCAAATGAATGGTCACAGCCTGAAGCTCCTCCTCCTCCTCTTTTTGCGGGGAAGAAGGAAAGGGATTTAGTAAAACAGGTCAATGATGAATTAATTGAAAGAGTTATCGGACAAACCATTGTTTACTACTCTATTGACTTAGAAAGGACTAATTTTCATGATCTTTATGGAGAAGCAGTACAAAAGACTTTTCTTTCTCCTGTAAGAGTGAATGCTCTTATAGAGTATGGGGGTCTAAAGACAGAGTATACTAAAAATATAGGTCTAGACAAATCACAAAACATTACAATCCATTTCCACAAGAGACGGCTAACAGAAGATCAGGATTTATATGTTAGGGAGGGAGATTTTGTTTTATATGGAGACTCTCTATATGAGATAGTCGGTTTAGAGGAACCAAAATTAATATTTGGCCAGATAGACCATAAATTAGAAATATCGGCCAAATGTATAAGGTCGCGAGGAGGTTTGTTCGATGCCACCTGATCGTACATATACAGGAATTAAAAATGCTAATAGCATCTTGAAAGAAGTATCTTTTATGCCTTCCACCATAGAAACTATTGATAGAGCATTCTTTAATTATATTGATGATGAACTAAATATTTTCTCTAATACTAATAGTGGGTGGAAAAAGGTTCCTGTCCTATGGGTTTCCGCTGAGCGCGCACATCAAATTAAAAAAGAAAAGGGCTTACGAGATTCCAAAGGAATATTAAAATTGCCCATTATTACTGTTGAGCGCAAAGGTATGAAGAAAGACCCAGAAATGAAGGGCGTTGCTTGGGCCCATGTACCAGAAGTCAATGATGCAAAGGGTGGAGCTATCACTATAGCCAGGAGAATCAAGCAAGATAAGACGGCTAATTTCTTAAATGCTGATTCTTATCGAAAACATGGCTCAATGAGTTCAGCAGTTGTCGGTATAGGGCAGCTAAACTTTCCTTTTGAGAACCCAGGTAAAGTGGTCTACGAAACAATTACTGTTCCTACCCCAACTTATGTTGTGGTGGACTACGATGTTATCATAAAGACAGAATACCAACAACAAATAAACGATATTATTTCTCCTTTTATCACAAAGACAGGGCAAATTACTAACTTCCTAACAAGGCATGAGGGACATATGTTTGAAGGGTTATTCAGGGAGACTTTAATCAAGATAGCAATGTGGCCCAGTTAAATGAAGAAGAAAGGATGTATGAAGCCTCAATAAAGATAAAAATTCTTGGTTATTTGATTGGTGAAGGTCCCAACAGAGAAAGGCCAAAGTTAACTATTAGGGAAAATGCTGTGGAAGTAAAAATTCCCAGAGAACAGGTGATAATGGGAGATATTCCCGACTTCGATTCTACCAGGGCAATCGACTTGTTTTATAAAGAGTAAATTAGGGCTTTGCGTATTTAAAATACTATTTATTACGTGAAGACATCTATTTAGGAGATTGAACCCTATGGCTGAAAGAAAGTTTAGATTTGTGTCGCCTGGCGTATTTATCAATGAGATTGATAATTCTCAACTGCCAAACGACCTGCCCGACGTTGGGCCTATTATTATTGGACGAGCAGAACGTGGCCCCGCTATGAGGCCCGTTAGAGTGAATTCTCCTTCTGAATTTGTAGAGTATTTTGGTAACCCGCTTCCTGGTGGACGAGGCGATGATGTGTGGCGTGATGGAAACTATGTTGGTTCTACGTATGGCCCATATGCGGCAATGGCATATCTCCGAGCAGGAGTGGGGCCTATTAATTATGTTCGGCTCCTAGGGGCCCAGCATGCTGAAGCCACTACTGGCACTGCCGGATGGGACACTGGGTATGTTGCTCCAACTGGCATCGCAGCAGGAGCGGTTGGCACAAATGGTGGGGCATTGGGAATGTTTATCTTTAATTCCGGCTCCTCCATGCATGGATCAGACATTGGAAATGGACGGTTGGCTGCAATTTTTTATACTAGTGGTTCTGTCGTGGCTTTAAGCGGCACTAACTCTGGTGGAGCGGGTGCTGCGGACGCAGGAGTTCTAGGCCTCATGGCCTCCGTCGGATCGGGTCCGGAGTTTAAGGCAATCGTATCTGGCAGTGAGAATACTAGCTACACTACTACATTTAACTTTGATAGAAATTCATCTAAATACATTAGAAAAGTTTTTAATACAAACCCCCAACTTCTTCACGCAGGGCTGAGCAACCCAGCATCCAGGCATACCAGCGAAGCTCAAAACTTGTCAAACAGATATTGGCTTGGAGAAACCTTTGAACGGTTTGCCACTGATTCTGATTTCCTCACGGGCACTGATGCTGGCAAAGCATACGGGATCATGGTTCCGCTATATACTGGCACAGCTGGGGGGAACTTTGGGCAGAAAAGAAGAGCATTTGAAGATGGACAAACGGGCTGGGTATTCTCGCAAGACACAGCGACTGCTTATTCTGGGTTTGATGTTACAACCAGAACGTCGAAGCTCTTTAAAATTAAGGGGATCAACCATGGAGAGTGGGCTTCCAAAAAGTTAAAGATATCCATTTCTGATATTAAAGCTGCGACCAATGATCTCGATTCATATGGTACTTTTACTGTCTTGGTTCGTAGAGCCAGCGATAGTGATAATGTTTTAGAAATAATCGAACAATTTACGAACTGCAATCTTAACCCTGCCTCAGAGAATTACGTTGCTAAAAAGATTGGTGACAGGTATTTGGTATGGGATACGACTCAAAAAAGATTAAGGCAATATGGCGAATTCAATAACCTGTCTAAGTATATCTACATAGAAATGAACCAAGCCGTTGCAGACGGCGTAGCAGACCCGAGTCTACTCCCATTTGGATTTTATGGACCCATTAAGCCACAAGACTTCACTGTCTTTTCGGGCAGCTTGTCGACCTTTGATTCTGGGTCTGCCGATGAAGCGGGTGGGACGGAAATTAATACCTATGCGACAGGGTCGTCAGCAGCAGCAGGGGGCGCGGCTCCTGATAGCCTGGAAATAGACGGGTTTATGCCAGCTACAACTAATTTTACGGCATCATTCATTTTTCCCTCGATAGCCACAAGAAGAAGTGCCTCAGACGGAGGCCTCTCTGACCCGACTAAAGCTTATTTTGGTATTCAAACCTCACTATCAGCAACAAGTAAAAGATTTGATCCTGGTTATGGAGATTACTTAAGGCCAATGCCTGGAACTAGTGCCGCTTTTACCCCAGCTGAGGATACTCAAACAGAATATTCTTTCATATTTACTTTGGACGACATTAGCGGCTCACAAGGAGTTTATGTCTCTGGCTCAAGAGCAGATGGTACGTCTTTATCTGCTGTTAACTCGTCACACACGAATACTTTAAGCAGCGGGTACAAACGATTTACTATGCCTTTATGGGGGGCCTTTGACGGGATTGACATCACCGAGCAGGAACCATTCAACAACGGTTCAATTGGTTCTAGTGGAAATGAAAAAACAAGTTATGCATTTCATACTGTTAAGCGAGCTATTGACACAGTGGCAGACCCAGAATTTGTAGAAGCTAATCTAATTAGTATTCCTGGGGTTACTCAGCCAGTAGTTACGGACCAAGTGATTGCAGTTGCAGAGGCTAGAGCCGATTCTCTTGCGGTTGTCGATATCGAAAGTGTCTATACAACCAGCGCCGAGTCGACAAGTGGCTTTGAAGATAGGCTTGGCTCGGTTTCTTCGGCTGTGGCTGCTATGAAAGAAAGGCGCATTAACTCAAGTTATGGTTGTACCTATTATCCATGGGTACGAATTAGAGACGATATTTCCAATGCTTCCCTTTGGGTTCCACCATCTGTTATCGCAATTGGCACATTTGCCTCTTCCGAGGCCAAGGCAGAACTTTGGTTTGCTCCTGCTGGTTTCACTAGAGGTGGATTAAGTACTGGCGGCGGGGGCTTCCCAGTTCTTTCGACAACAGAAAGGCTTCGCAGAGAAGATAGAGATGATCTATACGAAGCAAATATTAATCCAATTGCCACTTTTCCAAGCGAAGGCATCGTAGTCTTTGGGCAGAAGACCTTACAGGTCACCCCATCGGCTCTTGATAGAATTAATGTTCGTAGACTTTTGATATTCTTGAAGAAGAGAGTTTCAAGGATTGCTGCTGGCACTCTTTTTGACCAAAATGTTAGAACCACATGGATTAGGTTTAAGACTGAAGTGGATAAATTCCTTGGCTCTGTTCAGGCTAGGCTTGGTCTCACGGAATTTAGGGTTGTTCTCGATGAAACGACTACTACCCCTGATCTTATTGATAGAAACATCTTGTATGCCAAGATTTTCCTTAAGCCTGCTAGAGCTATTGAATTCATCGCAATTGATTTTGTTATCACTAAAACAGGGGCGTCTTTTGACGACTAATAGGAGTTATAGAAAATGGGCCTTAAACTAACTAAGAAAAATCTAAGCAGGATAATCCTCCAGGAGATTAGAAAGCTCACTGAACTGGAGCTGGGGGATGAGGAGCCAATCCAGAGTTCCGAGGAGGTCACCGATCCTCAGAGAGATCAGGAACTAGAAGATGGTAAACGTTTTTCAGACGAGGACATAGAAGAAATATGGAAAGCCTTTGAAGAAAAAGGTTTTTTTGAAGGCTTTTCGGGGCACTCCTTCTAACAATAAAAAGAAAAATTAATACTATACATACTATTTAATAGTAGAGCTAAAAGGGAGACTTATTATGTCAAATGCAGGGTTCTGGACTTCAACGCTAGTTTCGCCAAAAAGAAAATTTAGATTTTTAGTCACTATTGGCAATATGCCCAATGGTGCTACATGGTATGCTAAAAGTGCAACCAAGCCCGCAATTACTGTTTCGGCCACTCCTCATCTATTTCTTAATCATACTTTTCACTATCCCGGAAAGGTTGAATGGAATGAGATCACTGTAGTCCTTGTGGATCCTGTTAGCCCCGATGCATCTGCTAACTTATCTAGAATTATTCTAGAATCTGGCTATCACCCTCCTTCTGATGTCAATGACACCTCCACCATCTCTAAGAGCAATGCTGTTGCTGCTTTGGGAGGTGTTGCTATTCAACAAATCGACGCTGAAGGTGTACCAGTTGAAACGTGGACATTGAATAATGCTTTTATTAAAGAAGTAGCTTATGGCGGGGATTTGGCGTATGGTGAGGACGCTCTCGCAGAAGTAACCGTTAAGCTCCAATATGATTGGGCATCAATAGAGACATTTTACGCCGCAGAAGCAGGTGTATCAACTGAGGGAACTAATAGATATTGGGTTCCTGGCCAAAGTAATTGACATAAATACTATATAGTGTTATAGTAAAAGCAAAAGTTGAGGTGATTGTTGGCAAGAAGAAGTAATAAGAGTAGAACAGGGGCACCTGTTGCGCCTGTTGCTCCCCAAGTTCAAGGAGTTCTGTCCTTTACTCGACCAACGGAATTTGTAGACCTTCCAACCAGAGGGAAGTTATATCCCGAGGGCCACCCTTTCCATATGGTTGAGGAAGCAGAAATTAACTATATGACGGCCAAAGAAGAAGATATCTTGGCTTCTCGTGCCCTTATACTCCGTGGTGAAGTTTTAGACAGACTGCTACAGAGTGTTCTAGTTGATAAGGATGTAGATATAGGCAGTTTATATCCGGGTGATAAAAATGCTTTACTCGTTGCAGTCAGATCAACAGGATACGGACCCGAGTATCTATCAGAGATTAAATGTCCATCTTGTAATACTCAATATGAGCATGCGGTTGATTTAACCGATTTACCGATTAAGGAAATACCAGAAGATATTAACCTAATGCCGGGGGGAACCTTTACAGTCGAGCTTCCTAGTACAGGGTTTACAGCAGAGCTTAAGATATTGACATCTAAAGAACAAAAGTATTTAGATGAGACAAAAGCCTCAAAAGCCAAAAACAACCTTCCAGAATCCAGTTTAACAGATCTACTTAAAATGATTATCGTATCGGTTAACTCTGTGACGAATAGGACAGAAATAGAAAAATTTATTAATTCTATGCCAGCATTAGATTCGCATAGGATAAGAAAGGTCTACAGTTCAGTAAACCCTTCTTTGGACATGGAACAAGAAATTGAATGTCCGAATTGCAAACACATAGTGGCTCGGGAGGTGCCACTGGGTTTGAACTTTTTTTGGCCTTCCTGAAAACTACCTTGAAGGAGTATACGAAGAATTCTTCTTTCTTAGTTATTATGGGAACTGGTCGTATGTTGAGGCTTATAACCTACCTATAGCTATACGGAAATGGTTTGTGAAAAGGCTAATAAAGCAAAAAGAACTAGAAAATCCTCAAAGTTGAAATATATAACTTCTTACTATTTATAAGAGAAGAGAGGTAGCTATACTATGTCAACCGGGCCTACACCACCTAACCCTCTAAAGAATACTTTAGATGGTTTAATCACACAAGTTGAAACTTTAACCGGGAAAGACCTTTCTGGGTGGATTGCTGGGGTCGGCACGGCTTTTGGGGAATCGGCAGAATATGGGGACATGTTTAGTGCTGTGCTTGCTAAGGTACCTGGCCTGCTCCAGGCTGTCCGCACCCAGACCACAGATTTGGGGATTGGTTACGGTGCGCTGAAAGCCCAAACTTATTTTTTAAGTAAAGAGCAAGATGGCCTAACACTTGCCTTTGGCAGGGTCGCCAAACAACAATTGGAAGCGGCAACAAATTTTAATGCAACAACTGGTGCTGGTGGCAAATATAACAACACAATCATGGATCTACAGTTCCGCCTAAAAGAATTTGGTCTCGCGGGGAAAGAAACCTCTGAGGTTGTGAGCACGATGTATGACAGTTTTTCTGATTTGGCTATTGGTGGTATTTCCCCCACAGAGGAAGGACTAATAGAAACAGTTGGTATTTTATCAAAGTTTGGCGTTGGCACAGGCGAATCCATTAAAGCTATGCAAAGTCTTCGTAAGGGGTTTGGACAATCCGATGCACAAATAGTAGATACTACACTGGGATTAAAAGCTTTTGCCAATGAATTAGGCATTTCTGCTAGTAAAGTAATAACTGACTTCGCCAACCAAGCTCCAATGTTTGCAGTATATGGAGATGAAGGGGTGAGAACTTTTAAAAGATTAGCTGCTGCTTCTAAGGTTACTGGCTTAGAAATGGACACAATGATGGGTGTTGCCAAAGGTTTTGACACATTTAAGGATGCAACAACGGCAGTTGGTTCTTTAAACGCAATGCTCGGTGGTCCGTATCTTAATGCTGTAGAGTTGGTGCAGGAGACCGATCCCACAGAAAGAATGAAGATGCTTAAACAAGCTTTTGAGGACGCAGGTACTAGCGTTTCTGATATGTCCTACTATCAGCAGAAAGCTTTTATAGATATGGTCCCAGGTGTTGAAAATGCACAACAGTTAACTCAGATGCTAGAGGGAGATTTTGACGCTTTGAGCGGTGCGATGAATGCCGGTGCTGAAAGTGCCGGGGTACTATCAGATCAGGCTGCTACTACAAGGATGCCTGACGCAAATAAGAAAATCATAGAAGAAATGGTCAACTCAAGTGAAGATTTGGCTAAATGGATGGATCAAGTCAATAGAACAGGATTCACCGCAGCAATTTCAAGTGCGGAACAACTTAGCGCTACGGTCAAGAAGCAGCTGGGAGAAGAAATAGATGTGCTTACTAAGAAATTAACCGGTATGGCGGGTGCTGCTGGTATTAGCGGGGAACATTTGACGGCAAGAAGAGCTAGAGCGATAGAAGAAAGAGAAGTTACAAGAGCAGCTGAGGCAGCTGCTGGAACTCCAATTATCCTACAAGTTTTACTTGATGGCGATGAGATAGGGAGACATACAACAAAGTATGTAGCCCAGCAGGTCCAGACAATTTAGGAGTTTATAAATGGCACTAGAATATGATCCATCAAACTATTTAGAATCAAAAGGACACATCTTGGAATTCTACCAGGCCTTTTCAGGTGCTACTGTATCCTTTAAAGCCTTTTTGGAAAACTATTCTGAAACTTTCAATTGTCAATGGCATCCCCAGCAAGTTTTTGGTAGACCTGATCCTATACAAACTTACCAAGGCACATCAAGATCATTAAATTTAGCCTGGAAGGTTCCGGCCTATAGTTTAGGCGATGCAGAGAACAACTTAATTAAAACCTCTACTCTTGCCAGGATGTTATATCCAGAATATTCTACTGTAGACAACGCCACTACAATTTCTAAGGGTCCGTTAATTAAGATAAAGTTTGCCAATTTACTTTTTGATGCCTCTAGGGGGCCAGGCGGTGACGTTAGAACAAGTGGTCTTCTGGGGGTTATTAAGAGTTATAACTGGTCCCCTGATATCGATACGGGGTTTTTTGATCCTGCTAATGAATTGTATCCAAAATTAATTAAATTAACTATTACTTTTGATGTTCTTCACCAACATACCCTTGGATGGGAAAAGGCAGAAGCTGTTGCTGCGAACACAAAACGAAGAGATAGGGCTGCGACCGCTGGAGATTTCCAGGCGGTTACAAGTGAGCAACAAAAACTCAACAAAATTAATGACCGTAGACAAGATTTTGCTGAAAATGCTGCTCCTTCATGGGGTGCTGATGCATCCATGTTCCCGTGGTCGATGGGTGTACAAGGGTCTGGAGAAATGATAGGTAATATGGACACTGGCGGTATGATACAGTTGTCTGCTCAAAAGGATGTACTGGGAGATTAATAATGTCGAGATATTCAGGTAGAACTATTGTTTTTAACTCTAACGAATTTTATGATGAAGTGTTTAGAGAAAGGGAAGTTAATGGTATAAAACAGTATACAACTCCTCAATTGAAACACCCAACACAAGAACAAATTTCTTCACTAAGAACAATAGGCCATGTTTGGAAGACAGGTGATCGCTTTTATAAATTGGCTCATGATCATTACGGAGATTCCCGATTGTGGTGGCTTATAGCATGGTTTAACAAAAAACCAACAGAATCAGATTTGAGTTTTGGCGATGTCATTTATATCCCACACCCTTTAGACAGAATAATGAGCTATTTGGGAGTTTAATATGTCTAGCAAAAAAAAACCTGTGGTGCAGAATAAGGAGCACCCTGAAATCTCTGATGTGGAGGGAGATGGGGGCCCTAGTTCACTTGATGGAATAACCGGTGGCACGTCTTACAGCGCAGGCATGCCATTAATTTCAATGCCGGATCGTTCAAGCGGTGTTCATGCGACAGGGACAAATCTTCAAGCTGGCTACGGCGATGCTGACGTAGCCGCCCTACAGAGATACCTGATCGAGGAGCTTGGCCCAGACGAGGAGAATCCCACAGAATTTGGTAATAGCTCGATATTACCAAGGTTTGGTGTTGACGGGGTCTGGGGATGTGAAACACAAGGTGCTTTTAATGATTTATTGAAGGAAAAAGGAATAGACAAATGTAATGAATCTGAATCGTCCCCCTGTGGAGAGGGCATACCAAGTTGTGCCTTAGATGAAGAAACCCTGCAAGCACTAAAGGACGCAGATAAAAAGAAAGAAATAGAGGAAGAGGAAGAGGAGCTAGAAACTACCCCACCAACTAGGTCGACAATGGACGATCAGTGTTTTTTAGTATCTAATATAGAGAAGATCGTATCTGACAGCAAGCCTCAGCAAGCCTCTTACCACGAATTGGTCGGAGAAAGCAGAAAAGAAATAAAATATAAAAATATACATAAATTATCCACAAAAGACCCGGCTACAATAATGAATCGCCTAAGGATGACTAGAGGGGCATTAGAATTCTTAAATATAAGACATTGGCAACTTTCTCAATTAACTCCAACAATAAGAATTTATAAACAATATTATGAGGGAGCTAATAAACCTCCAAGAGAAGTGGAAATGAAGTTTAGAAATTATGTGGATCCTGTAGACGATTTACAAGCCATGTTGGATAGCCAGCTACAAAGAGGAGTTGGGGTGGGTATCGAATATTTTAAATATGATTTGGTTGGAGTACAGCCTGCAACGGCCAAAAAAGACATTAGAGCCAGACTATCCATATATGCACAGAACTTTAATGAATTATTTAAAACAAGAACAGCAGTTGACCAAGTTGGCAAACAGCTAGAAGGAGGTTATAGGATGATAGATTTGGTTCTCTTAGAACCAAAGTATCGCTTTATACAAGAAGAGGGCCAAAACCAAAAAATGAGGGCATTTAATCCAAATTTTTATGAAATAAAGGTTGTGGTTGGCTGGGCTGCTACGGGTGGGGGTGGTTTGTTATCAAGCGACCTAACGAATGCCATTAGGGAAAATCAGTTAACGATGTTCTTGACTGTAACCAACCACACATTTGATTTCAAAGAGGATGGTTCTGTTCGCCTAAACTTAGACTTTAGAGCTAGAGTTGAATCTATGATGTTAGACGTTAGATCAGATGTTCTATCCGATGCTAAGACAAGACAAAGGAGAAAAGAAAGGAAAGATAAAGTAAGAGAAATTGAACTTGCACAAGCTGAGCTAAAAAAACAAAAAAAAGAAGCTTGTAGTGATGATAAGATTAAAGAACTCCAGGAGGCATATACTGCTGGGGTAGAAAAGGAGAGAGAAAACTCCTATCAGTCACTACTCCGTGGACTGATGCAGAATAATGCCATCTACACAGCTATAATCACAGAAGAGACTGTAAAGAGTGCCTCAGATGCTGCTGAAACGGGGAAACCAATGCTATTTAGTATTTTACACCCCAAGTGCAGTGAACTATCTGATGAGGGAGCAACAGAAGGTATCGATCTTTCAAAATATTCAGAGGTTCTAAAGCCTGGGGTAAGGGCAGTTAACTATTTCTTTTTAGGTGACCTTATAGCTTTGGCAACTAACAATGTCTTAGACAGACCCGAGCTTCAAGACATAAATTATGGCAATATCAAATTTGTGCTGGGACCAGCAGTTTTTGACAACCCAGACCCTGCCTCAAATGGGTCGATTGGGATGAATATCGCTGATATACCCATCTCTGTTGAACTCTTTAATGCGTTCATGAAAAAGTATGTTGTAGATTCAAGAAGAAATACTTATCCATTATTACTCTTTGTGCGTGATGTAATGAAACAACTAGTATTCGAGGCACTCGGCCCAGAGTGTTTTGGGGGAGAAAGAAGATTATCTTTACTTCTTGATACCTCCCAAATAAGCGCAGATTCCGGTGCAGGGAATGAAGATCCGATGGCGGTTAGAATGGGAGAGAATTATTCTTTAGACCTAGATCAATTTACTGTGAATTTAGAAGATCCCTCAAAAAGTACTTTTGTCTTTGATTCTTTTAGTAGAAAAAGCATGGCAGAGAGCTATAACTACTTCGTAATTTATGCATTTAATAAAGAACCGAGAGGTCTAGCCTTTCCAGATCAGTCGGGACACAAAACTCGTCATGATAGAGATTTTATAAAAGGTATTTATCATTTAACAACCGGGCTTGATCGAGGGTTGGTAAAAGATATGCAGTTTACTGCGACTACCCATACATATTTAAGGGAAGCTAGATTTACAGAGAGCGATTTCAATCCGGAATTACAATTATCAAATGTCTATAATGTTGATGTGAACTTATTTGGAAATAATTTATTTTTTCCAGGACAACATATTTATATTAATCCGCGAGGGCTAGGTTCAGATGAACTTGGGGATCCTGGAACTCCCAACACTAATGCTAATATAATGGGACTAGGCGGTTACCACGTAGTCAAGTCGGCCAATAACACTATTGATAGAAATGGCTTTAGCACTAAAGTAGACTGTTTGTTCTCTACAAGTGGAGACGGCACTGGGACCACGATAACCAGAAAAGCACAAGTAGGAGAACAGGCTTCTCTAGATTGTGCCATTATTGATAAAGAAATTAAATATTTAACTGAGTCATTTAATGTAGACAACATAGATATATCTGGTGGAGGGACTTAGTATGGCAAAAAGAGATTTTTTAGGTTCTAACTCCCAAAAAAGTAGTAGAGACACTTTTAATGAAAGAGCAAAATATAACAATTATGCTATACCTTCTCACGTTATAGAGGATAACCCCGGTCTTTTTCGTAATTTCTGGTTTATAGAAAATATGTATTATGGGAGGATAGATAGGGGTCATAACTTTCTTGTAGTAAAACCCGAGAAGCTTAGGCCGTTAGGGGGCCAGTCAAATAAGGCTATCTTTTTGCTTGATTTTGTAGCACATGCCATGTCAGATTTTATTGAAGAATATAAAAAAGCTATCTCGACAAGCAAAATACAAAAAAATGATGATTTTCTTTCTGAGATTTTAATTGAAAAAGGACACCAGAATATATTCACAGAATATGATAAATACATGGTCAAATTAAGAAAATCCGTACATAAGGTTATGTCTCGAAACCAGGCTAAGGTGGAAAATTTTGATGATTTTGTACAATTTTTTATAGATCATATAACAACGAGAAAGGAACAGTTACCCATAACTTTTACTGGATTTGTTGCTAGTAAACTATCTTCTCCTCTAAGTACAGGAGTCTTTGCTGATATTTCTTCTCTAGAATATGACAAGGACATCAATAAAATCACCAAGTTCATTGATAGGCCAAATTTTAAATTTTTTATGAATAATTGTTTAAAGCACGGATTTATGATTGACTATAATATACCTTGGAGGCTATGTGCTAACTTGGGGTCTGGTGAAATGGGAAAATATATGGATTTATATGAAGTTAACAGTGATTCAGTCTTTGAAAAATATTATGATAAAACCTATACTAAGGATATGCAATATTTTATGGATTATATGTTAAAGTTTTATAATAGATTTGTAGGTTTAAGACCTTATATAAGAAGAGAAAAAATCATAAACAATAGAGGATTACAAGTTCATCGTTTTACAGAAAAACGGCAAAGGATGACGAGAGAAACATTAGAAAGAAAATATGATGATATATATAGAACTAATTTATATGTTGATTTAAGAAATTATGAATCCGATGATAGGTATGATGATGCTCTAGTGGATAATATTAAACGTACTGCTATTGGACATTTGAATATGACAGACGGAATGGGTAAAGCTTTAGAGTATATAAGTCACCAATTTATAGGCTTTTTAAATGACCCCTATGCTTATAATGGATTTATGATTCGGGAAGAAGCAAAAAAAAATAATGAGCAATTGAGTGGACAAGAATTACAAGACTTGTTAAATGATTCTGTGACAGCGTCCAGAGAGACCATTTACTAGAGGCAGAATTGATATTCCAAACATTAGATACTAGGGAAAATTGTAGGGCTGTATATAAGGACGGAGAACTAGTATATAATCAATTACCTGATGACCTGACTCATACTTGGACAACTTCCCAGTTCCTACAAAATAAGGATATTGAATATGCATATCTCTATTCTCAGGGCTCACTCGCTGAAGCCTGCCCTGAACATTTAAGGCTAGAGTTAGAGGAAACAACAGGTCTTTTAAAAGCATTCTTGCTGTCTATTGCTGAAGCAAAGGTTAACCCAAATCAACATTGTTTTTATGATATCGTACCAGACAACTTTTTGATTAAACTTTGTAGAATTAAGAATAAAATATCTCAGTATGTTTTTGAGAACTACGAGAGACCTAAAAATTATAATTTCTTAAAGGACCTTCTTATCACAACCCAGAGTATTAGTCACAATAAGTTAAATATAGACTTTTCAAGAGTTAGGAAAGACTGTACTAGTTTTGCAATTAGGAATAGATTAAAGTCTATAAGATCAGCAGATCCGTATGTCAGATATAACATATTTGGATCTAAGACGGGACGTTTGACGACTCAGTCAAATAGTTTTCCTATCTTGACATTAAATAAGACTTTTCGTAAAATCCTCATCCCTAACAACTATAAATTTGTTGAATTTGATTTTAATGCGTTTGAATTAAGAATTCTCCTTTATCTCCTTGATAAGGAACAACCAGAGATAGATATTCATCAATGGAATATAAAAAATGTTTATAGGGGACAAGCTACCAGAGAAGAGGCAAAGAAAAGAATATTTTCATGGTTATACAACTTAGACTCAAAAGATTATTTGTCTGGTCGAGCATATAATAGGGAGGAAATAGTAAAAAAGTACTGGGATGGTACGTCAATAACAAACCCATTTGGTCGAACGATAGAGTCGGATAAGTTCCACGCTGTGTCATATCTTGTACAGAGTACAGCAGTAGACATTGTTTTGAGACAAATGATAAAACTACACAAATTGTTGAAAAATAAAAAGTCCCACATTGCCTTTACAATCCATGACTCAGTGGTTATAGATATGGCAGAAGAGGATATGAGTTTGCTACCAGAGCTAAAGAGACAGTTCTCTACATTCAGAGACACACAGTTTCTGACTAATGTGTCTATCGGTAGTGATTTTGGTAATATGGAGAAGGAAGAATGATTAAAAACTCCAATGGCCTAACAGTGCCAGAGTTGATCAAATTCTTGCAGTCCTTCCCAGAGCCCGATCATGAAGATGATGTCGGAGAAGTCTGGGTTACGGTCTCGGAGTCCCAAGGGAGAAGTAACATCGCCCACCAAGCGCGGAAGTTAAACAAAAACGATGTCCTTTTAATTTTGGAGAATGAAGAATGAAAGTTCGCATTGACTACGCACACTCTGTTATTGTAGATGTACCAGAAAGCATCATTAAGCAACATGAAGACGAATTGTTTGAGATCTTAAAAGCCTATGTCCCAGAAGGGGCAGAGGTAGAAGCATGGGAACATCCAGACCTTCCAGTAGAGAGCGAAGAATGAATCTTACATCTCAAGATATTAATGATTTGATGGGTGTCGTTGGTAATCGCATGGATGACCTCTCTGACGCTGGGCTTGCATATACTGACGACGGAGACACTGACGAGACCAAGAGGCTTTGGAAGCTATATCTTAAACTGAAGGCATTATCTGAGGAGAGCGAAGAATAATGGATATTATAGGACTGGGAGAAGCAGGCTGTAACATAGCCGAATGTTTTAGAAAATATCCACAATACAACATCTACAAGATAGACGTTGGAGTGGAAGGGGATAAATGCTTCAATGTCCCGAAGCAAAAAAGCCCTGAGGACTATGAAAGCTCTGCGCCCGACCTATCTTCCTTCTTTTCAGAACTAAGCGAAGAGGCGATATTTATTGTAGGAGGGGCAGGCCACATATCGGGTATGACACTCGCGATAATAGAACAGATAAAAGATAGAAAAATATCTGTGCTATACATTCGCCCTAACCCTAAGAGCCTGACAGGAAAAAAGAAGTTGCTTGAACGAGCAACCTTTGGTATACTACAGCAGTACGCCAGGTCAGGCCTTCTTGAGGATATATACACTGTGGATAATGAAGTTATAGCAAAAATAGTTGGTAATCTACCAGTTATAGGTTATTTTGATAAAATAAATGAAATTATAACATCAACCTTGCATTTTATAAATATATTTGATAGATCGAGACATGAGTACGGTGTTGTAGAAGAAAGGGAACCTGTTTGTCGTCTTTCGACGATTGGCCTGTTAGACCCTGAGACTTCGGAAGAAAAGATGTTCTATAATTTCGACTTAATAAGAGAGAAAAGTTATTTTTACGCTTTGAACAAAAGCAGACTACTTAATGAGTCTAACCTGATTTCGACCATAGAAAACCATATCGAAGAAAAAAAGGAAAAATGGTTGACAAACTTTTCTTACAGGTTATACTCCACAGACTACGAAAATGATTTCGGGTACTGTATACACAGAACATCAAAAGTTCAGGGGGAAACATGAAGGCATATATGGGGATATTTCTTAAAGAAGACGGTAGCAGAAGACCAATGCGATTTGCTAAGTTAGAAGACCTACCGGCTGGCTTCCTAGAAGCCAAAACAACAGGCACAGGCCAGTCCCCGCAATATGCCCCAGGCAAAGAATTAGTTTGGGACCTAGATGTAGGACAGTTTAGAGTATTTAATCATAATACGGTCCAGGGAGTAATCTCTGTAGCCGATTTTGACGAAAATAATTTAGTTTGACAAGTTTAGCACAACAGGATATTAGCTGTTGTGACTATAGAGCGATGCTCACAATTAACAAAAAAGGAAAAAAAATAATATGGCTATTAATTTAGAAAAGATGCGTAATAAGTTGAATAAGTTAGAGGGCAAGGGAGCAGGACAGTCTTCATTCTGGAAGCCCCAGGATGGAGAACAGACCATTCGGATCCTGCCTTGTGCGGACGGAGACCCCTTTAAGGAGTTTTGGTTCCACTATAATCTCGGAGATAATCGAGGATTTTTGAGTCCTAAGAGAAACTATGGGGAAGATGATCCTCTTGATAAGTTCGTCCGCAAGCTCTTTAATGAGGGTACCGATGAATCTGTTAAGATGGCTAAGAATCTCATGGCTCGCCAACGTTTCTTTTCTCCCGTCATTGTTCGGGGAGAGGAGGAGAAGGGAGTCCGTCTTTGGGGCTATGGTAAGATGGCTTATAGAGAGCTTCTTAACCTTGTGCTGAACCCGGATTACGATGATATCACAGATCCCGAAACGGGTACGGATCTCGTAATCCGTTATGGAAAGCCAGCAGGCGCAGCCTTTCCACAGACGCATATTTCTGCTCGTCGCCGGTCGTCACCTGTCTTTGAGAACGATAATGACGGGTCTAGGGCTGCCGATGCCCTGGATTCTATCCCAGACTTTGAGGAAGTCTTTGTTGAGTCACGTAAGACTCCTGAGGAAGTTGGTCGTATGCTCGACGAATGGCTCTCAGGTGAGTCTGATGGAAGACAAGACGTTGAAAAATACGGTAGCGGCACTAAGTCCAAAGTAGATGAGAAACTTAATCAGCTTTTGAACGCCAGCGCTACTGTTTGATCCCCCCCCCGCCGCAGGGAGGCACGGGCTGTAAAACTATCCCAAGTTTTACTAATAGGTGTCTCATTTTTTTATTAGAGGTAATATAAATGAATTTCAGTGAAATATTGAAAAATAAGTATTTTCTTTCCGCCGCTATTGTGTGTGCAGTCGGACTCTTTGCTATCCTTTCGTATAGCAATCCTACAGAGGTCGAAAACGCCAAAAATTCTAGCAGCACCGAGAATACCAGTGAGGCCCTTCAGGCATCCGAAATTTTAAGCCCCCAGGACGAAGCGCCTGAGGTTGTTGTGGAGACCGAGGTCCCCGCAATTGATAGTAGTGAAAATACAGGAGAAAATAAGTAATGTTTATTAAAAATTGGTTGTCAGTGTTTATTGTTCCAACCGGCGCATTTCTGGTCGCATTTCTGGTCGCATGTTGTCCAGACGTGAGGGAAGACACGGCTGATACAGATACTACCGAAGTCCCAGAGGATACAGGAGTAGTAACTACCCCTGTTGACCCAGGAACCGAGGACACCGGAGTATAATCTCATATACCGCAGGGAGGCATGGGTTTACAGATGTCTCATTTTTTTAAGGAGGGGTTGTGGCAAGGGCGCAAAAGAAAACAGGCAAAGTCGCTATGGGCGATATGATTAAGCGTTTAAATAAGAAGTATGGGATGAAAGTCGCCCATAATTTAAACCAGGAAAATCCAACAGAAGTCAAGGAATGGATCCCGACCGGCTCCAGATGGCTTGACTCAATCATTTCTAAAGGGCAAATGGCTGGGATTCCTGTTGGCAAGATAACAGAGATCGCTGGTCTTTCTTCTACAGGCAAGAGCTATTTGGCAGTTAACGTCGCTGCAAACGCCCAGAAAATGGGCCATTATGTGGTTTATTTTGATGCCGAGAGTGCAATAGACCCTAATTTTATTAGAAAAGCCGGGGTAGACACAGACCCAGAAAAATTTATGTATATTCAGGCAACTACGGTTGAACAGGTGCTTGAGATGGTGGAAGAATTCATTGGTACAGAGCAACAAACTCTGCTCATTTGGGACTCAATTGCCAATACTCCCACTGAGTCTGACAAGGAGGGTGATTTCAACCCTCAATCTTCAGTTGGGAAGAAAGCCAGGGTTCTCTCCTTGGGATTCCAAAAACTTACAATTCCAATTGCTAACTCACAGTGCACGCTACTTGGACTTAATCAACTAAAGACTGTCATTCCTAGTAGCCATGCCCAGAGAATGGAGGCGATGAGTGAACCGTATTTTACACCAGGTGGAAAGGCTATGGTTTATAATGCTTCTCTCCGTATCTGGCTGACAGGTCGTAAGGCAAAATCCGCATATGTTAAGGATGAAAATGGATTTACTATTGGTTCTGAGGTTAAGGCAACCCTAAAAAAATCTAGATTTGGCACGGAACGACGACAATGCACGTTCCAGATTATGTGGGGCGATGATGAGGTTAGAATTCTAGATGAAGAGTCGTGGTTCGAGGCGGTCAAAGGATCAGAGCACATCCAGCAGAGTGGGGCATGGTATACTCTTATCTACGAAGACGGGACAACAGAAAAGTTCCAAACTGCAAAATGGTTGGAATTGTTGCAAAAGCCTAAATTTAAGAATAGAGTGTTGGAACTCATGGACGCAGAGGTTATAGGCAAGTACAAAGATAGACAGGGAAGCATAGAGTCCTTTGAAGATATAGATCGAGGGGTGTAGAGACCGCCACGGGGGGAAATTGAAAAGAGTAATGTTAATAGATTGCATGAATATATATTTGCGATCTTATATAGTAGACCCAAGCCTATCGGAGAACGGAATTCCGATAGGAGGGTTTAAGGGATTTCTTAAAACATTACAAAAGCTTTGTAGAGAAGTGAACCCCGATAAGGTAATAGTCGTGTGGGATTGCGGTGGTGGCTCCCGTAAGCGCAAAAGAATAAGTAAGGACTATAAGGCTGGCAGGAGCCCCATACGTTTGAACAGAACAATAAGAAACCTTACTCTAAGAGAGGAACAAGATAATAAAATCTGGCAGCAAATAAGGCTGTCGGAGTACCTGAATCAGCTACCCATCATACAGTATTGTATTGAAGATGTGGAGGCAGATGACGTTATTTCTTATCTAGTTCAGAATAAACGACTTAGAGGTTGGCAGAAGATAATCATATCTAGTGATAAAGATTTTTTTCAACTATGTGACGATAAAACCATTATGTACAGGCCAACTCAAAAAGAAGTGCTGAATAAATATTCAATTATTGAAAAGTATGGCATTCATCCAAATAACTTTGCTCTAGCCAGAGCGATAGTGGGAGACCCTTCAGATAACCTGAAAGGAGTTCAGGGGGCTGGGTTGAAAACAATTTCTAAAAGATTTTCTTTTATGGGAGAAGAGAAAGACTACTTACTGGAGGACATTCTAGAACACTGTAGCAGGGTGGAAAAGCCACTTCTTATTCACAAAAGAATATTAAATAATATTAAATTAATTAAGAAAAATTACAGTTTAATGCAACTGTATAGCCCCTCCCTGTCGCCAACAGTAAAGTCCCAGGTAAACTACATATTGGAAAACACAGAAATGGGATTCAACTTAACAGAAATGAGAAAAATGATGGTGATAGATGGTTTCGGAGAATGGGAGAATTCTGAACTGACTATAGCCATGAGAAAAATAGTTGCGTGTTCTAGAGAATCAGATAGATAAAAGGGGGAGAGGAATTATGGAACGAACAAATTTTAGCCATTTTGGCAAAAGTTTTCAAGAGGCGTTGTGCCTCTTGGTTTTAGAGGATAGACCGTTCGCGGATCAGTTATTTGAAGTCTTTGACATCACTTTTCTTGAATTAGGATATCTAAGATTATTCGTAGCTAGAATAATTGAGTACCGGGAAAAGTATGGTGTACATCCTACCAGAAATATTATGGGTACGATTATAAAGTCGGATTTGGGAAAAGAAAACGAAGCGATTCAGAAACAGCTTAGGTCTTATTTCGTTAAGGTTATGTCGCTACCTCATGTAGACGATTCTGAATTTGTAAAGGATAAAGCCCTGGATTTTTGTAGAAAGCAGAAGTTAAAGGGAGCTATGCTTAAGTCTGTGGATCTGTTGCAAAGTTGTTCCTTTGACGAAATATCTAAAATTATAAACGATGCGTTAAAGCTTGGTAGCGACTCCAACTTTGGCTATGACTATATTAAGGATTTTGAAGAGCGCTTTCTTGTTAAAGCCCGCAACCCAGTTTCTATGGGATGGTCGGAATTGGATGTTATTTCCGGTCGTGGGCTAGGCCAAGGTGAATTGGGTGTGGTTATAGCACCCACAGGAGCCGGTAAATCAATGGTTTTAGTCCACTTAGGGGTTCAAGCCTTACTTCAGGGTCGTGATGTAATACACTATACGCTGGAGTTGAGTGATACCACTATTGCTTCTAGGTATGATAGCTGCATTACCGGCGTCCCCCTCAAGGATCTTTTTTCGTTTAAGGAACTGATTTTTGACAAGATCGAGAACGTTCCAGGAAATCTCATTATAAAAGAATATCCAACAAAGTCAGCTTCGACTAGGACTATAGCTAATCACCTTGATAAGCTGGTGAACAGGGGTGTTAAGCCTGGCTTAATAATAATTGATTATGGTGATCTTTTACGTCCGGTCACAACAAGGAAAGAAAAGCGAATGGAACTTGAATCAATTTACGAAGAAATGCGTGGTATTGCACAAATAAATGAGTGTCCCATATGGACCGCATCACAAACAAATCGATCAGGACTAAACGCAGAAGTTATTACTATGGAGTCTATTTCGGAAGCCTTCAATAAGTGTTTCGTGGCAGATTTTATCTTTACAGTGTCAAGGACAATGGAGGATAAGAACTCCAATACTGGAAGAATTTACGTAGCAAAAAACCGTAACGGCCCAGATGGACTGTTATATCCCATTTTCATGGACACAAGTAACGTAAAGATTCGTGTGTTGCCTCCAAGCGATGAAAGTGTGGAGGAGGTTACCTCGAAAAGTCAGGCTGACTTTTTAAAGAAGACATACAAAAAGTTTAAAGAACAATTAAGGGAGACTACCTAGAATGGAATTGGCGTCTAAAATATTATCGGATATCACCGTATACATGAAATATGCAAGGTTTTTGCCAAAACAATACCGACGAGAAACATACAAGGAACTTGTTTCTCGCAATAAAAAGATGCATATAAAAAAATACCCTGCCTTAAAGGAGGAGATAGAGGAAGCATATCAGCATGTATATGACAAGGAAATACTTCCTTCTATGAGAAGCATGCAGTTTGGGGGAAAACCAATTGAGGTGGCTCCAAATAGGATTTTTAATTGCGCTTACCTTCCCGTTGATGACGCTCGCGCTTTTGGGGAGATAATGTTTCTGTTGCTGGGAGGCACAGGTGTCGGTTATTCTGTTCAAAAGCATCATGTAGAAAAGCTACCGGAAATAGTTAAACCAAATGGCAGGAGGACCTATCGATATTTAATTGGGGATTCCATTGAGGGCTGGGCTGACTCCATTAAAGCTCTTGTAATGTCTTATTTTCGTGGGACATCTAAGTTGCGTTTTGATTTCTCGGACATTAGGTCCAAAGGAAGCAGATTAGTAACTTCCGGGGGCAAAGCTCCCGGCCCACAACCGTTAAAGGAGTGCTTGGTTAAGTTAGAGGGTCTGCTTGAGACAAAAGAAAATGGTGATAAGCTTAGGCCAATTGAGGTTCACGATATGATATGCCACATTGCCGATGCAGTATTGGCTGGTGGCATTCGCCGTGCTGCTTTAATTTCTTTGTTTTCAGCAGATGATGATGAGATGATTTCGTCTAAGACGGGAAAGTGGTGGGAGAATAATCCTCAAAGAGGGCGCTCTAATAATTCTGTAGTCCTTATGCGTCATATCGTTACCAAAGATTTTTTTGCTGAATTATGGAATCGGGTTGAGGCAAGTGGGGCTGGAGAGCCGGGGTTTTATTTTACCTTTGACAAAGATTGGGGTACAAATCCTTGTTGTGAGATCGCTCTTCGGCCATTTCAGTTCTGTAACCTGACCGAAGTTAATGTTTCGAGCGTCAAGACCCAAGAAGACTTTGAGAGCAGAGTAAGAGCCGCAGCCTTTATAGGGACACTGCAAGCATCCTATACGGATTTTCATTATCTACGTCCAGTGTGGCAGAGGACCACAGAAAAGGATGCCCTGATAGGAGTGTCCATGACTGGCATAGCTTCGGGAGATGTTTTAAAGCTTGACGCTAAGGCAGCGGCGAAGATAGTAAAGGAAGAAAACAAAAGAGTGGCAGCCTTAATCGGGATCAACCCAGCGGCAAGAACAACTTGTGTTAAGCCAGCGGGAACAACCAGTTTAGCACTTGGGACCTCTTCGGGTATTCATGCGTGGCACGCCCCGTACTACATTCGTAGGATTAGAGTGGGGAAGAATGAGGCGATTTATGAATACCTGAAAGAATTCCATCCAGAGCTAGTGGAGGATGAATATTTTAGGCCTCATGATACAGCAATTATCCAAGTTCCACAGAAGGCTCCAAAGGACTCCATACTACGCTCTGAGGACGCCCTGGAGCTTCTTGAGCGAGTAAAGCATATCAGCACTCAGTGGGTTAAGCCGGGGCATTGGAAGGGCCAAAATACGCACAATGTGAGTGCCACCATTACAGTAAAAAAAGATGAGTGGGATGACGTTGGGCAATGGATGTGGGAGAACAGATCTTTTTATAATGGGCTCTCTGTACTACCAGAGAATGGGGGCTCGTACATTCAGGCTCCGTTTGAAGATTGCGATGAAGAAGTGTATAAAACTATGATGAAATCTCTTGTTGATATAGATTTAACTAATGTCATCGAAATGCAAGACGATACGGATTTGCAAGGAGAGTTGGCGTGTTCGGGTGGTTCTTGCGAAATAAGATAAATAGCTTGACCTATTCTAGAGTAGGTGTTATACTATCTTGAGGTGAATGATGAGGTTTAACTATATGCTTCCTAAAAATGAACAGATAAGACGTTGTCCTGATAATAGGGAACATTATTATGTTCCGACTAGCCATACAGAGGCTTCTATAGGGCATATAGCAGTGCGTTTTAAATGTAAATATTGCGGGCAACTAGCGACAGCTTTTTTACCCAATGAGCAATATGAGATAAATAAAAAACTTATTAAGAAACACGGAGGAAACAGTGAGGTTAGAACCTAAGCATAAATGGATTGAAGTGGATATATCCCAAAAGAAAATAGAGAGTAATAAAGAAAAAAGTTTTGTAATCCTGCCGGAGGATTATAGTCCATCACAGTCACCTTATAAAGACGTTGCGGTGGTAACCGACCCATATGAAGAATATGCTCCCGGCACCAGGATCGTAGTACCTACGCATATTATAAGGGATATAGAAATTGACGGGTTTAAGTTTAATTTTATTGAGAGGAGCCACATTATGGCAGTTATTCATTTGGAGCCTGCCTAAATTATCTATACCAATAAGGAAAGTTTTTAGACCAAATCTTATAAAAAGCTTCGCGTTGTTCGGTTAATTTGTATAATTCATTTAGTAGTTTTTCGCGTTTTGGCTCATTTTTGAACCCCAAAACTTTCATAGCGAGCAACTGGTTAGTTAAATCGTTAATCCTCTTATCAATCGCCTGAAGTAAGAACATTCTTGTCCCCTTAATAAATAGGGTTTGAGACTACGCATTTAAAATTTAAAGGAGAAAAAAGAAAAATGAGTATTAAATTAGCAGAATATATCTGGCTCGATGGGTCAGAACCCACCAGACAGCTTAGGAGCAAAACTAGAGTAATACCCGTTGAGGAACAACCAGGTATTTGGGGTTTTGACGGCTCCTCGACGAACCAGGCAGAGGGCCATAGCTCTGATTGTGTTCTGAACCCGGTCAAAGTCTTACTAGACCCTACAAGATCTGGCCCTATACCTTCGATTCTGGTTTTATGTGAAGTATTGAATGTAGATATGACTCCACATAAGTCTAATACGAGGAGTCGTTGCGTAGAAATTGGAGAAAAATATCAAGATCAAGATTCTTGGTTTGGGTTAGAACAAGAGTATACTTTACTGAAAGATGGTAGGCCCTTAGGCTTCCCTAAAGATGGGTATCCATCCCCACAGGGGCAATATTATTGCAGTGTCGGAACATCAAACGCATTCGGCAGAGAGATTGTTGAGAGCCACTTGGAAGCCTGCTTACTAGCAGGCCTGAAGATTTCGGGCATCAATGCCGAAGTTATGCCAGGCCAATGGGAGTTCCAGGTTGGCCCATTGGGTCCGGTTGAGACTTCAGACCACTTGTGGTTGGCGCGGTTCCTTCTTGAAAGGATTGCGGAGAAGCACGGGGTGTCTGTCTCTTGGGATCCCAAGCCGGTCGAGGGCGATTGGAACGGAGCCGGATGCCATACCAACTTCAGCACCAAGGCGATGCGCGAAGAGGTGGGCCTGTGCGAAAAGGCTGCCGCGTCTTTGGGTGAGAGGGCTGAGGAACATATTGCAAATTATGGTGCCGACATTGAAAAGCGGTTGACCGGCTTGCATGAAACAGCGTCGTATAAGGACTTCTCATGGGGAGTTTCCGACCGTGGAGCATCCGTGAGGATCCCATGGCAGGTTGCCCAAGAAGGTGTCGGTTACATCGAGGATAGGCGTCCAAACGCCAACTGTGACCCCTATGTGGTTACCACCTTGATCACAGAAACAATTTGTTCGGCATTAGGATAGGAGGATCTCGTGGACGAAAGTGGACTTTTCCTATCAGAACTGCTAAGAGCGAACCCGTCGTGGGAGGTACCATTATTGTTTTTTATTTTGGTGTCTTTGTCGATGCTCTTTTATGGAGTGGGAGCGCTAATTCTCAACTTTGCAATGAAGACATCGCTCAATAAATGAGAAGGAGAAAGGCTCCTACATGCAAGAAGTGCAATGATTTTGGGGCGTACCAGGCTTGTACTGCTGGCAGGGTTCATCGAGTATACTGTGATTGTGAAGCAGGAGAGAGATTTAGGAAAAGGGCTGCGGGGGAAGAATGAGAAAGTGCAAGTTCATTAGAACTAACAATGAAGTAAACTCTATTTTTGTCCCTCTACCAAACTCGTGGGAGAGACACCAGTGGTTAAAAGGCTACTTTGGAAAAGAATGTGGCGTTGCTGGAAAGGAGATGTGGGACTTGCTTCTTGAGAGATATGATGTTAAGGTATTGGTAGAAGAAGACGGTGTGTTTCGTGAGGAGAGCGAAGAATGATTGAGGCATTATTTTTCTTAGGTGGTCTTTCTATCGGCTGGCTATTGTTGCCACAACCTTTTGAAATTGACATGAAATATGAGACTGGCTTTCTGAATGGTGTTAAGGCAGCCCTCAATGCTGAAAAGAAAAAGATGAAGGATGGCAGGAATGCTCTAATCATCAAAGGCTTGTTTGGTAGGGAGGACGAAGAATGAAAGTCGGTGATTTAGCAATAGTTCTTCCTTACGAGGTGAAACCTCGTGCTCGCTGGAATAATGAGACCAGAAGCGAAGACTACATAGGGCAATGCGGAACTGTTACAG